CTATAGTAGTTAAAATGATGTCTATTTTTGACTCCATGCGTAAAATTGATAATGTACTCATGCCCACCTCAATGCCATCCAGGTATAAAGTTTTTCGTGAATATCAATCTTGTTCCACATTAAATCACGGTGCCAATACTGTAATTCTTCAGGCTGTTCACGCATCCATATACATACTTCTTTAGCGCAAGACACAGTGTACCAAGTTTCACCATCTACCTGTGCTTGATCAAGTATCGTAAATTTTGATGGTATAAATTTTGATGAAGCAGTAAATATCATCATTTCACCTTTTTTAACTCCGCCTGTTTTTATCATATTGTTCATGACCACCTCAATATAAACCAAGCTGCTAACTTAGGATCTTTAACTGTGATAGTGGGCACATATTTAGGCCCCCAGTCACGAGGATCAAATGCTTCATGTGGTTGCGGATAAACACGCTCATGCTTGTAAAACCAAGCATAATCGCAGTTGTCAACAAGACCAGTCGTATTGCCCTTGCCCACATGTTTGTTTAACCATTCGGTACAACCTTTAGGCATACCTTGACGAAACTCTACTCTCATGACCACCTCAACATAAACCAAATATACTCTTGCTGACACAAGAACTTAAATCTAAAGGCACCAGTGAGTCTAGGACCTTCATATACACCATTAACACAGATCAACTTATACTTGCGTATATCTCGTAACCAACTACTAGCTTTGTAATAAGTGTTATAATCAGGTACAGTCACATACATCCACTCCATACACTCACACCGAGGAGCATGGAGACAGATATCGTCTACTGTTAAAGTCATGACCACCTCAATATAAAAAAAGTTCTATCTGATTCATCACGGAACCAATACTTACGATCACATCCTACCCAGCGACAATTAGGTAAGCCCCAATTTCCGCTGCCAAATGTGTCTATCATCCAAACATTCATATCTAACCATGCTGTTTTAGAGTAGTGCCGCGGTTCAACCCAATAAGGCCACTTTGGTTGATGTTCAGCATAACCGGTTTCAAGTCTTTTTGCATTGTTATTAAAATCTTCAAACATAGAATAATAAAAACATTTTGCATCATAAAAACATTTTGCGTTAGCCATAGCACGTTTCTTCTTCATAACCACCTCAACATAAACCAAGCTGCGTCAGATTTCTGTTCAAACATCCAAAGATTACCGAGTGATTGAACTTTACTTTTACAGTTAACATCAGTCCATTCTTTCAATGTTTGAGTTTTCTGTTTAGTTGGATGATTGTTAAGTGTTACCCGCGTCCAGCCCCATTGTTCTAGTAGCTCACACGTTATTTCCCAATCAATTTCTCTTGCTATTTCTGCTGACATTTCATCAGCAATTGAATTTTCAAGAGTAGAAAACGTTCTTGTATTGACAAGACTTTTGTTTTTTGTATTCTTGTTCATAACCACCTCAATGCAAAATGTATTGCGTCTTTCTCATCTTTGAATATGAAATCCATATAATCTTCTGTACAATGTGTGTTAAAATTATCACCGGGCAATCCAAACTTTTCTATTGCCCAAGCACAAGTGTCGTTCCAAGTAGGGATGCCGCTACTTACAGTCCATGATATACGAACTCTAGTACCCTGCATCTTTAAGAGTGGTGTTGACTCGTTTTGTAACATCTATATCTCGCTTAAACTTAATTGCCCATTGTTCCGGGTTGATATAATCTATAATCATTTTAACATGTCCTTCATTTAATGTATCTAGAAAACGGGTACCACTGGCACTTTGATACAACAGCCATGGGCTAATCTTACCAGTTGTGATAGCATAACATATTTTATTTGCATTTCCATAACGCAACATATCATGCGGTTGTATGTTTGCATCTTGAGCCATGCTGATACAATTCTCTACACTACGGTGTATCGCATCAAATGGATCCTCATGCCTTAAATACTCTATCAGATACTTGGTGTAAGTGCTGTCACTGCACCAATTGTCAATCTTAATCTGATTCTTCAATAGCCAATCAATGTATTGTGGAATATTAATTGCATTAATACTAACGCAATAGTTACCAAACTTAACAAAAGCTACATAATATGCACTACGAATAAATTCTTCTTGTGTGCGATTCTTTCTACCTGCTGAGTTCTTTTTATAAAAATCTAACCAACATTGGAATGCAATTCTATTACCGTGATTATCTTTGTCTAACCATCTACGCTTTGGTTCGCATATATGCCTAAGCGTGGTTGACTCTTTGAGAAATTCTCTCTTACAAAATTCGCAGCCATACTTCATTGGCTTATCAATTGCCGAGGTCTCTTTCATATTGCTTAAGTTGCTCATCACTGATAACTGCATTAAGTTGTTCAATATCACACAGTTTCATATTAGGAAACAATTCTGCTAATTTAAGTTTGCGCTTTTGTCCAGATACAAACACTTCACTAACCGCATCAATATCATCACCATTTGCTTTGGGATATATCTTCTTGTAATACTCTTTGATATCTTTTAGTTTAGCTGGTGTTTGTAATTTACTTACCTTAGGACTAATGTTAGGTATCCACTGATGATATTGTTTACCTACTCCCGGGCTACTTGCACACATCATTAGCCATTGTAATTTTGGGTGCTTCTGCACATTTTCGTTGAATAGATACTTGTTTGCATACTCTGCTGTACTCATTACATAGTATCTGCTCAATCCTTCACCACCTTTAATAGCACTTAGCCATTGGATCATTGTGAAAGGCACAAACTTCTTTTGTTGTTCAGGTGATAACCTGTCAAAGAAATCATAGTCTTTCTTATCCAATGCTGCAAGGACCTCAAACAAGTCTAAATCTTGTTTGTCAAACTTTTCATCAACTGGGACTGCTACTTTTCTTGTTGCCATAATTAAAATGCTTGTGAATAATCTACAATCTCACAATTACGACTAATCTCTTTTACAAAATAAACACATTCAGGTTTAGGTCCATCATTCAGTGGTACACATAAGAATTGTCCATTACGTAATCGCGGAGCATACCATGTTACATCGTGATAGATATCTACAATCTCAATGGGTAGAAATGTAGGACTAAAACTAGTTAGGGGATTAAACTCAAATGCATTAAATCCTCTGTCATTGATACTTGTTAAGGGCAATGTTTCTAAATCACCATGCTCTTTTTCACCAATCAATATCTGCCAATCCACTGGCATCTTAATTGTATGCTTACCAATCTTTAATACAAGTGCCGGAGCGTTAAAACTTTCTAAAAAGATTAATGGGATATAATGATAATCCACATTACTTGGGTTACTGTTATCTAGTATCGCAAATCTAAAATCATCCACTTCTTCGGGCAGATTTTCTAAGTTATATTTTATGTTGTCTAAAAGAAGTATGTTCATTGTCAAATTATATCGTTTTGTTTATGGGATGTCAATCTATTCGGGTTTAACTTACATTTTTCTCCGTGAAATTGACTAAATGAAGAGGGGGCAATTTTTCTGTCGCACCATATACAATGTTTTTTGTTTTCTGGATTCCTGCTGTAATGATTATCTCCTGAAACTTTTTCTAAAATCTTTGGATCAATCATTGGGTTTGGTTTGGAAGAGAGTAACTCTTTCAATCTCTGTACTTCTTCTGGGTGTTCCTGTAAAAATTTTATCCTTGACTCACTTTGTTTTTTATTAGTATCAATATTCTTACTAGGGTTAGTTGGTCCCTTCATTAACTCACTATGATTTTTTCTTTTAGTAAGGTCATAGTTATTGTGATTGATTTTGTTAGATTCACCAATTTTAATTTTAGTAGCATCAGTACACGGGCGTTTAGTATTGTGTCTAATCTCACTTATTTTTTCTCTTAAATTTTTGTATTCATCTGGTGATAATGTAACTCTGCCCATTTTTCCATTTGTTCTTGTTGCCATATTCCAATATGCGTTAAACATCGCTCGTTGGCTATCACCTTTTGTAAACAAAGTAGGTAATTTATGACATATCAAATGTTCATCAGCAGTGAGCAGGACCTTATTCCATTTTTCTAGTTGAAATTCAGTGAACATGGATCTAGGTAATACATGATGATTTTCATAATAAATGAATTCGGGGGAAGACCTTTTGTGTCTTTTTCTATTGAGTGAAATTGCTTCTGTTATTATTTTATAGTATTCTCTTAGGGAAGAGGATTCAATAAATAAACCATTGTGGTGATAAATATTCATGCTGATTGCTCCTTGTTAGCATTAGAGTAGTTGGGATGTACGAAGTCCGCGAACTACACTTCTATTTATCATTTGTATGTCAATTTTTCAACATCAAACGGGTAATTGGCTTCACGGTAGAATGTTTTTCGTTGGGTAAGATGTCGTTTAGCAAATTTACAGCTACTTGTGATATCCCAAATTTCCACGTGATCCTTATCTTCGGCTTTACGAATACCCCGCCCGATACTCTGTATTACCCTGACAAAACTCTTACCCGGTTCAATCAGAACAAGGTTAAATATTCGTGGAATGTTAATACCTACGGCCGCTACGCCATACGTTGCTATAATTATTTTATTAGTTGAAGTAGCAACCTCATCATATTGTTCTTTACGCTCATCCATACCAGTATTTCCCGATACGAATACAACATCATATTCTGTTT